TCCAAAATGTGCATACTTATCAAGTGCATCCCGAATTGTACATGCAGCATGAAGTTCCTCAGAAATCATTGATTTTCCATGTGAATGGAGCATCTTAGAAATCGAAGTTTCTTCAATTACTGCACGATACAATTGCAATTCATCATCCCAAATTGCATTGTGCTTTAAAAAACCTGCACTGGATCCATGTATAAATGGAACAGATTCGGCTTCCTTATCGGCCATAGTGTAAGTAATGTCACTTTCAGCCAATACACGAGCAATATTTGTATGATTATATGAATCAAATCCACGCTTAACAGACATGATATTATCATCTCCATAAGTCAATAATGAAACTACCTCGGTGAATAAAGGAATCCTCCACCAACGTTCTTCTTTGGCAATCTTATAATACACATATCGCATATACAGACTGTTAACCAACGAATTCGTCACTACTGTCAAAGGGTGACCCGAAGGATTTGATCCAAAAAACTGTACTAATGTTCCAAAATAGTCATATGTTGGTGAACAAATCTCAGTAGCAATACCACGCATGATGATTATATCATCGGCGTCATAATTTCCACTAAGTTCTGCAAGATTGATCAATATTTTAAAACTAGCTAACATAAATCTGGGGGACATACGTCCATCAAATGATTTGTAATCACCAGCAACTACTCTATCAACTCCATGCTTATAAACATGTTTCATCATTTTAGTCCATTCCGGAGATTCAACATTTAAACCTACTGCGCATTCAAATACTTCTTTGTTTTGTTGCATTAATGCTGAAATGGTCAAGAAATACTTCCTCACTAACATGACGAAATGTATATTACTACCAGCAAAGACGCGAACTTTCTTCTTCCCAATTTTAGTTGGTTCATCCTTCAACGATGCTTTAAAGACAGTATTTATACGGTTGCCACTGAGCAAAACTTCTTCAAGTCTCTTAACTTCATCTAAAATTTCAGGAGCTATATCTCTTGGGCAAGAAATCCCTTCGACAATCCTGTCAGATTTGCTAACAAATTT